ACCCGCTTCAAGGTGGTCTTGAGGTCCGCGCAATCTTTTATTGCAAACGGCCCAAGACCACGAAGCGGAGGGATCCGAGGGGGGATGTTGATAACTATGCCAAGGCGATCCTCGATTCTTGCAACGGTATTGTGTGGCAAGACGATGATCAAATCCTGAGATTAACCACAAGCAAGCGATGGGAGGATGAGTTTGGACCACGAATCGAACTCCTCATTTCTGCGGCATGAGGCATGCCCCGACTGTGGATCGAGGAACAACCTCGCTCGCTACGATGATGGTCACGGGTTCTGCTTTGGATGTGGGCGGTGGGAACCAGGCGACAACCAACAAGTTTCAGAGTACCGAGAGGATGACACGGTGCAATCAGCATTCATACAATCAGAGGCTCGCTTCATAAAGAGCCGTGGTCTCTCCGAGGAGACCTGCAAGAAGTTCGGGTACGGCATCGGGGAGTACAACAGTACACTCTGTCACGTTGCGAACTACCGTGGTGGTGACGGGAAGATCGTCGCTCAGAAGATACGACTACCTAACAAAGACTTCAGGATGCTTGGCAAGGCCACCGCGTTGTACGGTGAGCATCTCTGGAGGGATGGCGGGAAGTTCATCACAGTATGTGAGGGGGAGATAGATTGTCTCTCGGTCTCTCAGGCGTTTGGCAACAAGTGGCCTGTCGTGAGTATCCCCAACGGTGCGAAGGGAGCCGCGAGGGCCATCACCAGAAGCATCGAGTTCCTTGAGAAGTTCGATCACGTTCATTTCTGCTTCGATCAAGACAAGCCGGGTGTGGAAGCCGCTACCGAGTGCTCCTTGTTACTGTCACCAGGGAAGGCGAAGATCGTCACACTGCCCTGCAAGGATGCCAACGAGTGTCTGGTTGAGGGCAAGGTCAAGGAGATGATCAACGCGGTCTACGGTGCTCGCACCTACAGACCAGACGGGGTGATCATTGGTGAGGATCTCTGGGAACGGGTGATGACGGATCAACTGGTGGACTCCGTTCCGTATCCGTGGAGTGGTCTCAATGATCTCGCTCACGGTATCCGCCAAGGTGAACTCGTCACCCTTTGCAGTGGCACAGGGGTCGGCAAGTCTTCGGTGTGCCGGGAACTGGCGTACTGGTTGATGGGTGCTGGCAAGAAGGTTGGCTACATTGCACTGGAAGAGTCTGTCGAGAAGACCGCCAGGGCGATGATGGGTATCTATCTGAACTGCCCTCAACATTACTGGGATTTTCCTGAAGAAAAATTAAAGGAAGCATTTGATGCTGCCATTGGGAATGATCGGCTGGTTCTCTACGATCACTTTGGATCGATGGCTTGGGATAACTTGGTATCTAAGATCCGGTACATGGTTCTCCACCTCGGAGCCACCCACATCTTCCTCGATCATCTCAGTATCATTGTCTCAGGTATCGGTGATGGTGACGAAAGACGAATGATTGATCATGCCATGACTCGCCTTCGGTCGATCACAGAAGAACTGGGGATCGCTCTGATACTGGTTTCTCATCTACGTAGACCGGAAGGACGCGGCCATGAAGATGGTGCTCAAACATCACTTGCTCAACTACGCGGTTCTCACGCTATCGCTCAGCTCTCTGACATTGTTGTTGGCTTGGAGCGAGACCAGCAAGACGAAGACAACCCAAACGTCACGACTATCAGAGTTCTTAAAAATAGATTTTCAGGAGAATGCGGTGTCTGTTCAAACAAACTCAAATACGACCGAGAAACAGGAAGACTTGCAGAGTGGATTCGTTCGGACTCTGCTGAAGATCTATCCGAGATCCCTTTTTAATGCGATCCGCGAAGTGGAAACAGGTGGGCACCCAGATCCCAACAACGCTGAAGGTGATGGGGGCAAGTCACTTGGTTCCTACCAGATCTCAAACGACTATTGGTTTGATGCTCTTGAGCAACACCCAGAGATCGGGGGAACCTACGAGGATGTCCGCAATCCGTACTACGCGGAGATGGTGATGCTCGCTTACTGGGATCGCTATGCCCCTGATGACACCCCCGAAACCCTTTGTCGGATACACAATGGGGGTCCTCTTGGTTATCTCAGAACAACAACAAGCCCGTACTGGGAGAAGATCCAGCGATGCCTACCGTAGATGATGGAGGATGGGAATGAAACCAATGCCCTATAAGCAACTCGCTGCTCACCTCAAAGATACCACAGGGAAAAAGATATCTCATCAACGGGTGCAGCAGATTGAGGCCACCGCACTTAGGAGACTTAGGAAGTTGTTGGAAGAGGACCCGGTGATTATTGAATATCTCAAGGAACATTGTAAATGTACCGCACCCTAGATCTATTCGCGGGTATCGGAGGGTTCAGCCTTGGTCTCGAACGGACTGGGGGTTTCCAGACGGTTGCGTTCTGCGAGATTGATAAGAAGGCTCAGTTGGTCCTCAAGAAGCATTGGCCTGGTGTACCTATCTACGAGGACATAAAGGATCTCACAAGTGAAAGACTGCAAGCAGATGAAATTATTCCCGATGTCATCACCGGAGGATTCCCATGCCAAGACATCAGTGGAGCCGGAAAAGGAAAAGGAATTGTTGGGGAGAGATCCGGTCTCTGGTCGGAGATGTTTCGACTCATCGGAGATGTACGGCCAACGTGGGCAATTATTGAAAATGTATCAGCCCTTCGATCTAAGGGACTTACCTTGGTCCTTCAAGATCTCTACTCGGTCGGGTATTGCGCTGAATGGCATTGTATTCCCGCTAGTGCCGTTGGCGCGCCTCACCAGAGGGACAGGATCTGGATTATTGCCAACCCCAACAGCCAACAGCTCAATAGCTTGTTCAATGGAAGCAGCCAAGAAGGAAGCGGAGAGGTTACACCCACAGGGGGGGTACACTCTGGCAACCAAGGTAGCAACCGACCCAAGAACATGGTGGCCCACACCAGATGCGTCACCCCACAAGTATCGTCTACGGGGCGATTCCCAGCAATCCAAATCTTTGAACGGAGTTCATGGTGGGAAATTGAACCCAACGTGGGTCGAGTGGCTGATGGGGTTCCCAAGCGGTTGGACAGACTTAAACAACTCGGCAACTCCGTAGTTCCCCAGATCCCCGAACTATTAGGACGAGCTATTCTATCCACTAACGCATTACATGAAGGATGACCATGCACTCAATCATTATTGATATCGAAACGAACGCCATCGAGGATTGGAGAGAACTCTCGGATCTTCAAGAAATCCACTGCATTGTTATCCGTAACAAGAACAAGGTGGAGACCTACAACCACCAGAAGGAAAACATCCACGAGGCGTTGCGGGAGATTTCCTTGGCTGATGAGGTGATCGGGCATAACGCAATGTCCTTTGATATCCCCGCCATTCAGAAGTTGTATCCAGACTTTCGGATGAACGGATGTCTACGGGATACCATGCTGTTGTCTCGATTGGTGTGGCCCGACATCCGCGACGAGGACTTCAAGCGCGGCGATGAGTACCCCAAGAACTTGATCGGGTCTCACTCACTGAAGGCTTGGGGTCACCGTCTCGGAGAATACAAAGGTGACCACACCGACTGGTCTGCCTGGTCTCAGGAGATGGAGGATTACTGTGTTCAAGACACTCACGTAACCCTGCGGTTGTGGCAATCCATTCAGCGGGAAGACCCCTCGGTTCCCAGTGTGATGCTGGAGCACGCCTTCGCTGAGATCATCATCGAACAACAACGGCATGGATTCCGGTTTGATGTGGATGCTGCCAAGGAACTCCACGCAGAACTTCTAGATAAGAAGGCGGAGTTGGAGCGGAGGATGCAGGAGATCTTCCCACCTGTCGAGATTCCCATGAAGACACCTCAATACTGGTTGGCGGATTGTGAACAGTACCCCACGAAGACAGCAGCTAAGGCCGCTGGATACAAAGACACCCAGATCACCAAGGGGCCACTCAAGGTGAAGACCATCCCCTTCAACCCTGGATCTAGAGACCAGATCTCCAAGTGCCTTGTTGAGAAATACAGGTGGAAACCACGAGAGTACACCGCCAATGGGAAACCGAAGATTGACGAGACGATCCTCAAGTCAATGGATTTTTCAGAAGCAAAGCCCTTGGTGGATTACTTAACAATCTCCAAGCGTCTTGGGCAACTGGCTGAAGGCAAGGAGGCGTGGCTCCGCTGTGTAGAGAATGGCAGGATTCATGGTCGGATAAACACCAACGGAACTGTGTCGGGCCGGTGTTCGCATTCTCGCCCGAACGTCTCTCAGGTCCCCTCTGTCTCATCCCCCTATGGATCTGAGTGCAGAGCCTTGTTCCTTCCTGATGATGGGCATGTCCTTGTGGGGGTGGACGCAAGTGGCTTGGAACTCAGGATGCTGGCCCACTACCTCGCGTACTTCGATGGTGGTGCGTATGCCAAGCAGGTGTGTGAAGGCGACATCCACACCACGAACATGGAAGCCGCCGGGTTGGAAAATCGTAACCAAGCGAAGCGATTCATATATGCGTGGTTGTATGGTGGTGGTGATAATTTGATTGGAGAGATCATTGACGGTGGAGCGCGTGAGGGGAAGCAGATCAAGAAGCGGTTCATGGATCGCCTTCCTGCATTCAAGAAACTGAAGAAGCACATTGAGAAAACTGTAGATGCCAAAGGGCACCTCCACGGTCTCGACGGGCGTGTCCTGCCGGTTCGCTCAAAGCACTCTGCTCTGAACTTGTTGCTGCAATCTGCCGGTGCGGTGGTAATGAAGGAAGCCACCAAACAGTTGCATGTGGATCTTCGGGAACTCCACCA